CGGTGGTTGAAATTGTTATAGCGCTATTAATGTATATTGGGGTAGATCTCAAAGAGCACGTACCGTATGATTCAATTGGTGATTGCCTAAAGGCAAAAAGACTAAGTGAAAGAAGTTCTGGTCCAGATGGACCAAGATTAGAATGCCGTCCCGTCAAGGCTAAAACAGAAATATGGAAAGAAGACGGAAAAAAACACATCCTCAAAATAGTTGAGGATTAATAATTAACTACAAGGAAAACTAATGACTACAGGAAAAATTAAATGGTTTAATCCANCCAAAGGATATGGATTTATTGAACAGGAAGGCAAGGATGTCTTCTTGCACGNATCGGCTTTGGAAGAAGCGGGTATTGACACCTTGAAAGAGGGAGAAGAGATAGAATTCGAAATAGGGGAGAACAAGGGAAAAGAAAACGCCATTAACATTAAAAAGGTAGACTTGAACTAATGAAAGAAACTATTAAAATACTGTCAAATTTGACCAAGAAGGACACAGAAAGGTGTTTAGTCTTTGCGTAATCCATACCCTTGGATTACTTTCAGCATCGAATAAACCCCGTTCCTCCTCCCAGGAGTCAACAAAGAAGAAAGGTTTAAGCCGTCTAGAGAGGCTATATCAAATTTTTTTATTTCGTCCTTGGTAGAATTGCTGAATACATCGGCAAGAAGGCATACCATTCCCTTTGATATCAACGCAGCTGAATCAGCTATAAAATAAATCTTGTCATCATACGTAAAATGGGGAACAACCCAAGTTTGTGACTGGCATCCAGGAACCTCAAACTCTTTCAACTTATGATTATCCGGAACGCTAGCTGACCTCTTTCCAAAGTCCATCAGCCACGTATAGCGGTCCATCATGTCATCCATGGCATTGAGTGTCTCTACATATTTGCTAAGCTTCTCGCTTATCATATAACACGTCCGGTTCTCCTGCATTCAAAACAGAAACGGTCGAACCTACCTGTCCTGATAAAAATCTTTGAACATACATAGCATTGCATTTCACCCAGGGAGGGATCACGTTTGAACCTGTGCCTGATCTTTGATACCGTGTATTTTGAATCGGCAGGCGGTACGTATCCGTTCCTAACCTTGTCACGGTACAGTGCACCAAGGACGGCGTTCTTTGTAGTCTTTAAAATATTTCCAACCTTACTGGCGCTGAAATTATGCGCCATTAAATATTTGGCATCACTTAATTGTGAATCAGTCCATTTCCGTTGCGGTCCGGGTCTAGCCATTCTTGTACCACTTTGTGTTTTTCTTATTCCATCGCTTGTGCCACGCCCAGCAGCTGAGCATGCCACCATAGTGCTCGCACAGGTAATAAAAATAATTTTTAATTTTATTGATCAACATTACACTCCGGTTGTAGTTTAATGCACGCTATTGTGTTCTCCTCGGAAGGAGGAATGATAAGTGGGTTTGTTTTCGCCACCACTTCCTTATCTTTCCACGGCCAGTCCAACGTTGCACACCCGGTCAACAGTCCACAGACCATAAACACTAAAATGAGTAAAATACCCGGGTACAATAGGTACCGGGAAGTCCCTAAACCCCGATATAGGCGCGATATGAGCTTTTTTATTTGGCTCAATACGGTCTTTTCCTCTCCAGGATCCCAGACATCCACTATTTTTCCTTTCCGTTGTCTTTTGGCGGTTTTTTCTCCGGCGGACGTTCTTTCGTCCTTAATTTAGCGTTGAACGCTATCGAAATGCGTTGTCTTGTCGGATGCGGATTGGAAACCACGTCATGAAGCAGGTAAGACGGGAACAACAGTATGTCACCATCATGAGGTTCGTGTCCAATCATGTTGGCGTGAGGCATTCCTGGCGCGATCATTCTGTACAGCTGCTCGTGCGTCGCAAATCTGATGACACCGGTCTTTGATCCCTGCACGTAGTACACTCCTGACACATCGGAATTGGCCATGTAGTGTGTATGAAACATGTTTGAGGATCCTGGTTCGTTGACATTCGTCCAGTAAACCACATCGGCATCCACTGGAACCTTCGGCATGAAGTAATCCGTCCACGCCGCAAGGATCATGCTCATGGGCTTGAACAGCTCCTGCTCGCATTTATATTTCTCCGTGCTTCTCCAGCATCCTTCATTGGTTGCAATCATTCCCTTGGGATCCTTTTCCCTCAGAGATGATATCTCATTAAGCAAGAGATTATTAAGATTTTCATAATTTTCCCAGCGCTTGTAGAACAATCGTGTATCCTGCACTGGAATCCTAGCTATTACGTCTTTTGTATCCATTATTTTTTCCTTATCCTTAGTCCTAAACGGGCACGCCTTCGGTTCTTTCTCTTAGTAGATCCAACCTTGCGCCTACCCCTCCCGTGGCTCTTTCTCTTCAGGTCTGCTTTACTCACCAGGCCCTACATATTTCTCTTTATGCTTCTCAGAAATCTCCGTAGAGCATTTCGGACCGCACAGAAAGTTAATTTTATATTCAATAGAAGGATACCACGCCTTAGAGAGTGAGTACCTCCATTCATTCCCATCAAACCACGTACCGCAGTTAAAGCACTTGAACTCCGGTGCCGTCCCACCTTCAGGGCCTGCTCGAACACTCTCTGCATCATAGTCAACACCTTTCTTAAACCCCACACAGGCCTTCACATTCATCAGCAAACTCCGGATCAAATGTTTCACCGAAGAGGTCTCGTTGTTTCTTTGGTTCCTGGAAATCTATGCTTCGGAGTGGTACAGCCTTCTTATGCAAAAACAGTTCCGCTTCCGTGTTCTTCAGTCCATGTCTTATCTTGTCATCAACCTCACAAGCGTCCTCAAAGTCCGCTGGATAGTTCTTCTGCATATTCTTCCACTGGTCGTTGTGATGGTATGGACACCCTATGCAGGATGACTTGCCCGGCATTGGATGTACTCCACTTTCCTTATACCACCTTAGGCAGTCTGACCTTGACATTTTCATTTCAATAAGTGGCCAACGGGATTCTATCCAGGGCATTCGTGCTTTTTTCATGCGCATTGCCTCGTCAGTGGATATGCCAATCCATTGTTCCACAATTGTTCCTTTCTTGACGCGGTGTCGCGGCTTTATGCCTAGAATCTCCCGCATCTTCTTCTGTATGGGTATGACCTTGTAGTCATGTGTACATTGCCTGTATAGCATCCCCACTTTTCCACCAGGACGTGCCGCAAATAGTGGTGGATTTGGCACACGTCCGGCGAAAGACTTCCACTCTTCATTACCACCCTTGATGGGGTTAGCTGCACGAATAAGATCCTCACGGAGATTACTTCGTTCAACGGTGATGAGTGGGCAAATTGTTACAGCTTTCTTTAGGTATTCTACATGCTCATAGACAAAGGATGGTTCCCACCCAGTGTCTGCAAAGATCATGTAATCTGGTTTGTGTTTGGTCAGTCCTTCTTGCGCCATGAGTGCGAGACAGGAAGACTGAACCCCTGCGCCGAGCGATAGTATACGCATTGTTGGTTCTCTTTTCTTTCCTTCGTCGTCAAGGTACTCCGGTTCCTTCGTGGCAGCCACAGCGGCCATTGTGTTAAGCTGCTTGCGATTAGGTTTAAGCTTGGAAGACATTTCTTCCAAAAGTTTTCTTCTCTCATACTCCATCTGCTCCGGGTTTATGGCAAAACCAGGCTTTGCCTTTGGTTTTTTGCTCTTGCCTTGCTCTCTGTACCCTCTGTTCACTTTGCATTCCCCCAATTATCCTTGATTTTATATTCCACCTTGGATGGAACTTCCAACTTTATACAGTTTTCCATCATATCTTTAACATCCACACCCTCTTTATCAGACTTTACGCTGCAATTCAACTCATCATGCATCTGTAGAAGTGGTGTAATACCTAGTTTTTCATATATATCTACCATAGCCTTCTTTGTTTGGTCCGCAGCTGATCCCTGAATCAACCTGTTAAGTGCCTTGTATGTACCGGCTCTCTTTACATTACCATATTCCGCTTCCGCCTGCTTCAATGGCATCGCTTTATAAAATTTATTTGGTTCATACCAGTTAGGTTCGTACATATCGAAACGACACTTGCGACCCAATAAAGTTCTGATGGTTCCCACTTGATTGGCTCTGTTCATGACAGCCTCCAGCATTCCCTGCATGAAGGGAACCTTAATTCTAAATTCCTTAAGCATTGCCTTAGCTTCCATTGGAGTAATGTCCAAGTCCACTGCCATCTTTTTGTAACCCATGCCATACATAACCCCAAGACCAATTGTTTTTGCCAGTCTTCTGGGTATGTCTGCCATGTCAGCTGTCTGCTGGTGAAAGTCCAAACCTTGAATGAACGCTTCTTTTACCTTCTCGGCACCGGCATTCTTGTTAAGAAGAGCAAAATGAGTCAGAAGCCTAGGTTCCTGTTGTGAATAGTCAGCGGAAATCCAGTACTCCCCCTCTTCCGGAAGAAATATCCTTCTCACCTCTGAACCAAACTCACTCCTGATGGGCATTTGCTGTAGATTGGGAGCGTACATGGAAAATCTTCCAGTCACTGTTCCCCCACTGCTCCCCCTTATCTGATTAACGTGTCCGTGTATCCTGTCATTATGAATGTATTTTGCTATACCATCTATAAAAGTTCCTTGTAATTTATTTAAAACTCTTGCTTTTGTCACCATCCGTGGAAGCTCATGCTTGTGTGTTTCCAGGAAAGTCTGGGTAAAGCTGGGAGCCCCTAAGGCAGTATGTGGATAATCCAGATTGGCTCTATCGAAGGCGTTGGCCACTGATCGTGCTGACCATAGCTGCACTTCCCCTCCTGTCAGATCTTTCATTCTTTTTAAATATTTTTCTTCTTTAGCTCGTAATTTCCTTTTAAGACCGAAAGCTCTCTCCATATCAATTCTAATTCCACGCTTGGTCATATTGAATATAACCCTGATTAACCTGCATTCCAGGTCATACACACCTTCAAGGGCATCTTTCTCTATTTCTATCATCAACCGTTCGTGCAATTTATAGGTTAGTCTAGCGTCTGCTTCCGCATATTCCCCAACAAATTCCGCAGGCATCCTGTACATTTCGGCTTTGGGGTCCAGTCCAAGTTCTTCAGCTTTAGCTTTAAGAACCTTCTCATCTTTCCATTCACCTAGATAATCTATACACATTTGATTTAAGGTATAAGAATACCTGTTCTCATTTAAGAGAGCTGATGCAATCATGGTATCATGTAGGTAACCTTTAACTTCTATGCCTAGAGTTGAAAGCCAACCAATATCATACTGTGCATTATGAAACACTTTTTGTATTGAATCATCCTCACATATGGACTTAATGTATTTAAGAACCTTATCCGTATCCATATTTCCCCCACCTTCGTGAGCAATAGGATAATATGCAGTGAAATCACCACTGGATATTGCAATGCCTATGACTGATCCTATCTTTCGTGGCCAACCTGGGCCCATTGTCTTCAGGTTTGTGTCACACGTCTCAAGGTCTACGGACACAACCTTTTTGCCTTTCATTGATGGAAATTCAGTTGGGTGCAACCATTCTGACTTAACTATGTTTTGGTTAAACAGATCGTAGGTCATTTGGCCTCCTTGTTAAGTTTCATGACATGTTGTCTAGTGACCTCCCCCATGATCTCACCACGTTCAAGCTTGAGTTCCCCTGCTATCGCCATATACGCAGCTCCGTCAACATAATCATCAATGTTGTGTTTACCAACTTGGGATCTGGACACTTTAAGTAAGCCAAGCATCATAGCCACCTCATCAGGCGTTATTGAAGCCATTGGCTTAAGCTTGTCATCCAGATATGTATTCCAGAATTCCGCAATCTGCTCATGGTTCTTTAACGTATCTCCATGTGACTCCTGTCTGCTGTTGCTAACCAGATCAACAGCCTTCATTAGTATTTCTTCTTTTTTCATATNATAAATCCTCTCTCTTGTTGTGGTTGTATTATATGTAGTTCCTTNTTGGCGCGTGTAACCCCTACATAGAATACACGGTTAGTATCGTCTGAATCCTTTTCCATCTCGTCCCTGTTGGCTCTTGATATNTCAGTGAAGAGCATGACATTGTCACACTCTCCACCTTTGGCNACATGGACTGTGCTTAAGTTAATGAGAGGATCCGCAGTTAAGTTTTCCGGGTTGAATCTTTCCAAGGCNTGTAAATATTCCTTGTCCCTATTGCCGATCTTTTCAAAGGCAACATCCCAAGGAACACTTGTTTTTAGTAAGCCGTGGTGTTCAACCAGCTCTTCTATGTTATAGGATTGTTCTTCCTTCTTATCCCCTTCAAATGATTTGAGGTTCTTGTATCCCCTCGCCACACCCGTTTGGGAAGTTAAGTGACCGTATATATCTGAAACGTCTCTGTAGGAAACCTCCTTGGCTTCATGCAATCTGTTCCATGCATCCACGGCATTTAAAAGTTCCTTTCTGATCGCCATCTTGTTGTTCTTTTTATAGGGAAGACCCTGTACGCGAAGATCATTTTCTATTTCCTTGAACATATATTTACATGTTGCAAGTACTAACCAATTTCCTTCACGAATATTAACGGCTTCTGGATAGGCGTGAAACTTAAGAACTCCCTTATAGTTTCTTGGTCTCCATTCCTTTTCCCTTCTGTTGTGTATTCTGTTGGCTATGTTAGCAGCTACTTGGTGAACTGAGTGGGGACATCTATAGGATTGTTTTAAAACTTCCACGTTTCCTTTCATGTTAATCAAGTGTTCCACGTCAGCACCGGCCCATCTGAAGATAGCCTGGTCGTCATCGCCACTTATGTAAACTTTTTTAGAATTTCTCCACATCTTCTCGCACATGTCCCATTGCAAATTGTTCAAGTCCTGCGCTTCATCAATGATGACAACATCCAGCTTGGGGACTGGACCAGATTCAATGTAGGTTGAAAGCATGTCGGTAAAGTCATGCTTGTAATTCTTTTCCTTGTAATCTTCCAAAGATCTGTAAGCCCTTGACAGTTCACGCCATGAAACATCTAAATTAAATTTATTATAAAATTCCTGTACTTCCATCTTCTTGACTCTGGCTTTATTTATTATCCTTAAAAATTTATTGTCAGTTGTAATTATTCCGGTATCGTCCCAGTCCTGTGATACAAAATTTAGATCAACCCCGTAATCCTCAGAAAATGTTTTGTAATCGTACGCATCCATCACTTCAGAATTAGTCATTCCCAGCTGTCTCTTGCCAAAGGCATGGAGTGTGCTGAAATAAGGAAGATCATCGTCAGTCAATTTAAATTTTATTTTTGCCCTGTTGCGTGCTTCATCAGTAGCTCTAGTTGTAAAGCTTACAAAAGCTATAGCTGACGGATCAGTACCGTCTTTAAGCTCCCGGTCCACTATCCGCAGTAGGTTCTCAGTTTTTCCTGTGCCGGGTGGGCCCAGTATGATGTTAATTTCTGGCATTTCTAATCCTTTTCTCCTCTTTCCTGTGACAATTAGCACATAACACAATGCACTTTTCCCATTCTTCTTTCATTT